GGCTGTCATGAGAATTTAGGTTTGGATGAAGATGGCAATATTGATTACGACATTGTGGGTATCAAAGGACATGGTGTTGTAGCCATTGATACCAGCCCGTGGCGGGCTTTTGAACACATTGAACGATTGGAACATATTTGTCAAATTGTTCTAGCATCAGGGAGATATTAAAATGAGTTACATTGTAGGATCTCTGCCGCCGATCAAATGTTTTGTCAAACGAGAGTTTCTCTACAACTTTGAAAAGGGACACGGAGAACTTGAACCTGCTATCTGGGTCAGTCTCAAAGCACTACGTGGACAGGTGTTTCGTATTGAAAGTCTGTTGCCCAATTACGGTGCATTGTATGACAAACTGCCTATACATGCCTATGTGTGGAAAGAGGACCATAGCAATTGTTTACCAATTGATACCCTACAGCTTTGGGACTGCATGGGTTATCGTTTTACCATTGTTGAGAAAATAGGTCTACGCAATCTTGGCGTTAAGTTCTTAGGCAAAGATCGAGAATGGCACCACGGGACCTATTTGTTCACTGTGGATTTTTGTGCAGATGGCATGGATGTGGACACAGGCTTTACTGAAGTAGCGGAAGAACACAAGAGCTTCAACTTTATCCGTTTGGAAAATGGGCAGTTTGCTTGCCAGCCCAACAACAGATGTTTATGGTATGATCAAAGTTTAATCTCAGGTGTGACGAAATTCCCGGACTTTGTCGCGGCACAGACCATATACACAGTGGACGGTACACGCAAGTGGACCGCAGGAGATGATTGGTTTTATAACATAGAGGAAAGAAAAGAATGAGTTTTAACGAAACAATCAAAGGCGCTTTGCCAGACTATGCCAAAGATACACGACTGAATCTGGATGCAGTACTGCTTCGTAGCACATTGGATGCCGACGTAGCCATGGGCTGTGCAGTGGCTGCCATGGCTGCAACCGGCAACGGCAAGGTACTGGCTGTGTTGTTGGCAGATGCACCTGTTCACGCAGATGCCGCTATGACGGCCGCCAGCATTATGGCACAGAACAATGTATGGTATCCTTACGTTGAAATGGCCGACGACGAACAGTTGAAAGGCTTGCCAGCACAGTTGCGCATGAATGCAATCGCCAGTCACGGTGGAACTTCCAAATCAAACTTTGAAGCATTTAGTTTGGCCGCAAGCATTGTGGGCAAATGTCACTTCTGTGTAAAAGCACATTACGAAACATTGAAACAAGAAGGCTACACAGTGGAACAACTTCGTGACATTGGCCGCATTGCCGCAGTAATGAATTCAGTGGCCAAAGTGCTGAACAGTTGATGAAACGCATTGTAGTCAACGGTACATTTGATATCCTACACTCGGGGCATTTGGCTTTGCTGAATTATGCCCGGAGTTTGGGAGACTATCTTGTGGTTGCTATAGATTCAGACCGACGTGTAAAAGAATTAAAGGGCCAGGCTCGTCCTGTAAATACACAAGCAGAACGAGCAGAACTTCTAAGCAATCTTCGAGCAGTAGACCAGGTCAGCATATTTGATTCTGACCAAGAACTGATTGATATTGTTGCAGGATGTGCTGTAATGGTCAAAGGGTCTGACTATCGCGGTCGTGCCATTGTTGGTGATCAGGTGATACCAGAAATAATATTTTTTGAAAGAATACATGGATTCTCAACCACAGAAAAAATTCAAGATATTACTAGTAGGTGATAACTGCAAAGACATTTACCAATACGGTACAATAGATAGACTAAGTCCTGAAGCTCCAGTTCCTGTATTTGTTCCCACTCGCACTGAAACTCGTGACGGCATGGCCGGCAATGTGTTTAATAATCTAATGGCACTGGGATGTGATGCGAACTATCTACATGGCGAAACATCAACAAAAACAAGACTAATCGATACACGTAGCAAACAGCAAATTGTCCGTATAGACAACGATATCAAATCAACTCCTATTACATTTGAAACAGCTATACCCGATGTGTATGATGCTGTTGTAGTCAGCGATTACAATAAAGGAACAGTTAGCTACGAACTGATTGAAGAACTGATTGAATTAAGTATTCCAATTTTTATAGATACCAAGAAAGCAGACTTGGGACGTATGCAAGGTGCATGGGTAAAGATCAATGATTTAGAATACAGCAAGATTACTAGCGAATGTTCCGGATTAATTGTTACGCATGGTGCCAATGGTGCAAGTGTAATACATCATGATATCACCTGCTCTGCCCCTACTGTAGAAGTGAGTGATGTCACTGGTGCTGGCGATACTTTTCTTGCCGCCCTAGCATACAAGTATTTGATAACAGCAGATATCAAACTGTCTGTAGAGTTTGCAACTCGTGCAGCGTCAATTACAGTACAGCATTTGGGTGTATATGCACCACGTTTAGAGGAAATTAAATGACACGATTACATGGTCAAGTAACCAAAGGATGGGGCTCCGAAGAAATCTGGGCATCCAATGACAAATACTGTGGCAAGTTGATGCACTTCAACACTGGTGCAAAATTCAGCATGCACTTTCATGCAGAAAAAGACGAGTCTTGGTATGTGCTCAGTGGCAAGTTCAGTGTGTACTACATTGACACCGATGATGCAAGTGTGCATGTGGCAGAATTAAATCCCGAAGACACATGGCATAACCGACCATTGCTGCCGCATCAATTGGTTTGTGTGGAAGCAGGTACCATTATAGAAGTTAGTACCCCGGACAGTGTAGAAGACAACTATCGTGTGGGCAAGGGCGACAGTCAAAAATGAAATATCTGGTGGATATCGACGGCACAATCTGCACCAACACATTTGGTGATTATCAAAATGCACAACCGTTTGTGGACAGGATTGAGCACTTTAACAACCTGTTTGATCAAGGTTATGAAATACATTATTGGACAGCAAGAGGCGGCAATTCTGGTGTTGACTGGACCCTACTCACCAAGCAACAATTTGCCAATTGGCAAGTAAAATACACAACATTAAAATTGGGCAAGCCCACATACGACATCTGGATTGATGACAAAGCTGTAAACAGCGAGGTATACTACAATGAAAATATTATTAACAGGACATAAAGGCTTTATTGGCAGCCACATACTAACAGCATTGGAGGCGTACGAGCATGATGTTTCTGTGTATGAATGGGGCGAGCAGTTGCCGTCGATAATGGAACAGGACTGGGTCATCCACTGTGGTGCCATCAGTAGCACAACTGAGCGTGACTTGGATAAGATCATGCGTCAGAACGTGGACTTCACTAGACAGTTGTTCGACGCTTGCAAAACATACGGAGTCAACATGCAGTATTCCAGCAGTGCTAGTTTATATGGTATGGGCACTGACTTTAGTGAAACTGCACCATTAGATCCACGCACTCCGTATGCCTGGAGCAAGTATCTGTGTGAATACTATCATAGACAACATCAGGGTGGTAACACAGTGCAAGGGTTTCGTTATTTCAATGTGTACGGGCCCGAAGGCGAAGAACACAAAGGCAAGCAGGCCAGTCCATACGCACAGTTTAAACGTCAAGCAGAAGAAACTGGCCGAATTCGAGTGTTTGAAGGCAGCGATAAATTCCTACGTGACTTTGTTCCAGTGAGCCAGATTGTGGACACTCATTTAAAATTCTTGAATGTGAAAGAAAGCGGCATTTGGAATGTGGGCACAGGTCAGCCTAGAAGTTTCATGGCAGTGGCAGAAGAATTTGGTGTTCCTATTGACACTATTCCCATGCCCGATATTCTTCGAGACTCCTATCAACAATACACCTGTGCTGATATGACCAAAACCCAACAAACTCTAAAAATTACCCAAAAATAATTGTGGCCATCTGCTTGACAACAAAATCAACTTGTAGTACAATTGACTTATGATTATTGGTATTAGACAAAATTCCGGTACTAAATAATCTATTGTTCAAAGCACAAATTGGGTCGTTAACTCAGTTGGTAGAGTTCCTGCCTTACACGCAGGCTGTCGGCGGTTCGAGCCCGTCACGACCCACCAAGAATTTATGCGGGATTAGTTTAATGGCAAAACAGCAGATTTCCAATCTTCGGTCAAGAGTTCGATTCTCTTATCCCGCTCCAGTTTTAATGCGTTAAGAAACCAATATGCAAATATCAAGAGCTGAACAAAGTGTTATAAGATATAACCTAGAGCAATATCGCAATCAACAGATACGATTAGAAAAAAATCGAGCCGAAGATTATAGTAAGGTCATTGAGAAACGCAGAGTAGAGCAAATCATAGCAGATCGAGTGCGTCGAAATCTTCGGTTAGATTTAGACAAAGGTCGACATATTGACATAGAATGTTAAGGAAACCATGGATTACAAAGTAAAAGATATCAGCCTGGCTGGTTGGGGTCGTAAAGAAATTGCAATTGCCGAACACGAGATGCCGGGCCTGATGGCCATTCGTCGCGAATACGCAGGACAAAAACCATTAGCAGGCGCACGTATTGTGGGCAGTCTGCACATGACCATTCAAACGGCTGTGCTGGTTGAAACCTTGATTGAACTAGGTGCCACAGTGCGCTGGAGTAGTTGCAACATTTTTTCAACACAAGACCAAGCCGCGGCTGCTTTGGCTGCACGAGGCATTCCTGTTTTTGCTTGGAAGGGCGAAACCGAAGAGGAATACTGGTGGTGCATCGAGCAGACTGTGCGCAGTGCCGATGGTTGGACTCCCAACATGATTTTAGATGATGGTCATGACTTGACAGGTTATATCCATGATCGTCATCCAGATCTCATCCCTGGCATCAAAGGAGTCACAGAAGAAACCACCACAGGCATTCACAAGTTGTTGGAACGCATTGCGGCTGGTACCCTGCGGATGCCGGCCATCAACGTAAATGATTCGGTAACCAAGACCAAGTTTGATAACCTTTATGGTTGCAGAGAGAGTTTGGTAGATGCTATCAAACGTGCCACTGACGTTATGATTGCTGGCAAGGTTGCAGTGGTGGCCGGCTACGGAGATGTGGGCAAGGGATCCGCACAGGCCTTGCGAGCACTGAGTGCGCAGGTTTGGGTTACCGAAGCGGATCCTATCTGTGCGCTACAAGCTGCCATGGAAGGCTTCCGTGTGGTCACCATGGAGTATGCCGCAGACAAGGCTGACATCTTTGTCACTGCTACCGGAAACGTTGACATTATCACACGCCAGCACATGAATGCGATGAAGAACAATGCCATTGTATGTAACATTGGTCACTTTGATACAGAGATTGATGTTGCTGGTATTCGTGACTGTGTATGGGAAAACATTAAGCCACAAGTGGACCATGTGATTTTCCCCAGTGGCAAACGCATCATCCTGTTGGCCGAAGGACGCTTGGTCAATCTCGGCTGCGGCACCGGACATCCTAGTTTTGTAATGAGCAACAGTTTTACCAACCAGGTGATGGCACAGATTGAACTGTATAACAACACTGACCATTACCAAGCAGGCCAGCTGTATCTGTTGCCCAAACACTTGGATGAAAAAGTTGCACGACTGCACCTGGAACAGATCGGCGCAGAACTCACTACAATGACTGAAAAACAGGCCGCCTACATTGGCGTCACTGTTGCAGGTCCTTTCAAGCCGGAAACCTATAGATACTAAATGGTTGACCAAATTCTCCATTTATGCTATAATACTTGATTAGATGGAGAATTGCTATGCCTTGGATTGAAAACGTAGCAGCCGCAGACATCTCTACCGGATTTCATCATGCGGCTGGCGAAAACAGCATGCTGATCCAGATCATGGATCCTGCTTCTTCTTGGTGGCCCGAGCCGGTTCGTCCGTTTAAAGAAACGCATCGATTTGAATTCTTGGATGCCGAGCGTGACGATAACTTTGCTGACGACGCAAAAATCACCCCTGCACAGGCCGAGGAAATTGTAGCACTGCTCCAGCATGCTTTGGCTCAGCGTATGAATGTGGTTGTTCATTGCATGGCCGGTATCTGTAGATCGGGTGCAGTGTGCGAAGTCGGAGTGATGATGGGCTTTGATGACTGTGAGCGGTTCCGTAGTCCCAACTTATTGGTCAAACACAGCCTGATGCGGGCACTGGGCTGGACCTATGACGCAGATGAAAAGCCAAACATCGACGATTGGCAAACTTTTAAACCTATTTTATAAGAAAGGAGCAAGATATGCCTAGTGTATTTTTAGTTAGCGACACGCACTTTGGTCACACTGGTGTCTGTCGCTTCACACGTAACGACGGTGTTACAAAACTTCGCCCATGGGACAGTCCCGAGGAAATGGACGAAGCCATGATCAAGGCATGGAACGAACGGGTGAAGCCTACTGACAAGGTGTACCATTTGGGTGATGTTGTGATCAACCGCAAAGCGTTGAGGACCTTGCATCGTTTGAACGGTGACAAGGTCTTGATTCGCGGTAACCACGACATCTTTCCAGATAACGAGTACCGCACTTACTTCCGAGAGTTACGTGCCTACCATGTGATGAATGGGATGATCTTGAGTCACATTCCGTTACACTCAGAATCGTTGGGACGTTTTGGTACCAACATTCACGGACACTTGCATGCAAACCGCGTGAAGCGGGCTCGTGGAGTAGATGCCAAGACTGGTGAAATCTTGTACAGCGACGAGATTGACCCACGTTACCATTGTGTCTGTGTGGAACAGACTCCGGACTTTGCTCCGATCTTGTTTGAAGACGTTATCAAACGCATCGAAGCAGAAGGCGGCAGTGTAGGGTTTAAAAACGGCAACGGTCCTACAATGTAAAAACTAATACTCAAGTACTACAAAAGCCCTACTAACACTAGGGCTTTTTTTTGATTGACCAATAATTCCCATTTTGCTATAATAATAACATGAAGAAATTAGATACAAACGAAATTTTGCAGTGGGCAGGTGCCGTGTTTATTGTAGCAGGGCATAGCCTCAATGCAGTAGGGCCAACAGCCCATCCTTACAACATTCTTACATTTTTTATTGGGACTATTTTGTTCCTGATCTGGACTGTGCGTGTTGCAAATAAACCACAGATGTTTGTGAACCTTGTCAGTGTGGCAATTGGGCTTTTGGGACTTGTAAAAGCCTTAGGTTGACCGAATATTCCCATTTTGCTATAATACTTGTATAGAAACTAAAAAGGAGCCAGAGATGAACAAGATCACAGTGACCATCGAATTCTCGGAAAAAGAACTGCAGGCAGTATTTGAAAATCTGCCAGGCGTTGAAATCGTTGACGCTCGCAAGATGCAAAAGATCATGCAGAGTAAGAAATTTGCCCGGGCATTGGCCCACGACGTCAAAGAGGCATACATTCAAACCTGGCGTGAAAAACCTGAGTGGGAAGTCTTGGAACAACTGGGCTTGACCGTGGCGATGGAAGATACCACACAATACAGTTGACATTTTGGTTGACCGAATATTGCCCTTTTGCTATAATATAGCATAGTTTAACAAAAAGGAGTTCAAAATGGGTTTAAGATACGATACATTAGGCGAAATAATTACTCAAAACGAGCAAGAAAAGCGTGAAGTCCGCATGTACGGTGTGACCGAGGCTGGCATGCGTGAAGCAGTAGAATCGTCGATCACTTTCAAATTCAGTGGCCCCGCAATGGTTGTAGCCGGCATGATGAGTGACGCACAAGAAATGATGGCCTACGAACAACCGGACTTCAACACCATCGAAGATCAGCGCCAACTGCTGAACCGTGCCAAATTTGTCTTGTTTACCTACATCATGGACAAGCAAAACGGTTAATCAAGGACCTGTGATGAACCAAGACTACACCATGTACATCTACAAACGAGATCGTCGTTGCAAAACAGGCGAACGACTGTTTTCAACCACAGTTTGGCGCGATCGCTCGGATGCTGGCATACGACGTGAATGCAATGAACTATACGATCTTTACCCGGCCACACAGGGCTGGAGGTTTGAGTGCCATCCGCACATGATGCCTGCTTTGGCAACACACTGAAGCATGCGGCATTGACCAATAAATTGCAATCTGCTACAATTAACACTTGAAACACTTAGAAGGAAACTCCATGTCAGACAATCGTACAGTTACATCCACCCAAGCTCGTAAAAGCCTGCTCAAAGCATTCAAAGTCAAGCGTCCCATGTTCTTGTGGGGTCCTCCTGGCATCGGTAAATCCGAGCTGGTAGAAGAAATTGCTAAAGAACTG